CCAAAGTAGCCATGAGCCGCAACAATGTTATACGTCTCCTCCTCTTGACCGAATTTGTATCCATAGTTTTGAGAGTCAAGACCAGTTGTCTCTCTAATAAGTGAGGAAGTAACGAGACTTCCATGCATAGCAGCGAATAAAGCTCCACCGAATACCCCTGCAACACCGAGCATATGGAACGGATGCATAAGGATATTGTGTTCTGCCTGGAAGACAAACATAAAATTGAAAGTCCCTGAAATACCAAGAGGCATACCATCACTGAAACTCCCTTGTCCAAATGGATACACGAGGAAGACAGAAAAGGCTGCAGCAACAGGCGCGGAATAAGCTACACATATCCATGGTCTCATTCCTAATCTATAACTAAGTTCCCATTGGCGTCCCATGTAGGCGGCGATCCCGATGAGAAAGTGGAACACAATAAGTTGATATGGTCCTCCGTTATACAACCACTCGTCGAGGGTTGCAGCTTCCCAGATTGGGTAGAAGTGAAGGCCGATAGCATTGCTTGACGGGACAATGGCACCCGAGATGATGTTGTTTCCATAGAGTAAAGAGCCAGCAACTGGTTCACGAATACCATCTATGTCAACTGGTGGTGCAGCTATGAAAGCTATAATAAATGCTGTTGCAGCGGTTAATAGTGCAGGGATCATAAGAACACCAAACCAACCGACATAGATTCGGTTGTTGGTGCTCGTAGTCCAGTCACAAAAACGCTGCCAGTTGTCAAATGGTTTGGTTAATGTGGCTGTAGTCATTTATAAAGTGTTTAAAAAATACCTGGAATAATCTGTCCAGTGGTTATGTATGTGCCGATTGCTACAATGAATCCAATCATTGCTGCACGACCATTGAGTTCTTCTGCGTCGTGTAGTAGAACTGATGCTTCTTCTTTTTTCATAAGTCTTGGTGGTGTTTCGTTTGCGAAAATGTTTTGTTTACCGTATTCGGTTATAACTGTCATTGATTTGAAAGATAGGTGAATGGCGAGGATGATCGGTCAGGTCGCCATGTCTACCTACCAGCCAGCTTCTTTCTTTGCGTTAATTAAATCTTGGTTTCTTTTTGAGAGATTTTTAAATAAACCTGATTTTTTAGTTTTTTTAGGTTTATTTAGTCCGAAAAATCCTGTTAGAAAATTTCCAGTTTGATCTTTTTTATTTTGCATGATTAAAAATTAATGTTTGAACGTTCTAGTTTTTCCATGATCGCCTGACGATATGCAGGGTCATCATTATATCTGTCATCCTCCATGGCTTTCACCATTTCAGCTTGACTCTTAAATACATCTCCAGATGAACTAGGTGGTTTACCTGTAAGCATTCTTCCATCTGTACCAACAGCATCTGTATATCTAGACTTCAATGCTTGAAGTGCAAAGTAGCAAGCAAGAGGATCACCTCTATCTACTACTGTGTCATACATCCTTTGCTCTTGATCAGATAAATTATTCTTAGCCCATCCAACAATTCGATTATATTGTTCCTCACCTCCTGCTGAATCCATTAATTGAGAAATGCTTTCATCAGTTAGCTTTTGAGGTTGATTAGCATTGCGATACCTCAAGTATTCTTTAGCTAATTCTCCAGGGTTAGTAGAGGATAATTCTTTTAAAGTCTCCTGACTAAACCCTTCTTCATTATTCCTTTGATCCCAAAGAGTATTTAATACACTTGACTCTGTATCTTTAGGTTCTTCTTCTTTGGTTTCTTCTTCTTCTTGGGTTTGGGGTTCGCTAGTTTCTTCAGATACATTAGTTACCTCTTCTCTAGGTTCTCCTAATTTTTTTTGTAATTCGATATAAGCATTTTCTAGATCTTCAGCATTTTTATATTTACCTGCTAGGAGTTGCTCTTGTTGAGCCTCCATCTCTTCACCAACCTTAAGTGAGTCCATCTCCTCGGGAGTAAACTCAGGGTTATCAGCTGGTGTTTCATTCATTGTCAATGTTTCTGCCATAGGTGGTTAAGCTCCTTGTGGTGGTCCTTGTAATTGTTGTGCTAAAGCTGGGTTCTTAGATGGGTCTGCCATTGGTGTCTTAGCTTCTTGTAAAGACATCTGTCTTTCAGCCATCACTCTTTGTTCTTGACGCATCGCCTCTTCTCTTTGCTGTATCTCCTGCATTGAAGTGACAAGGTTTAGTACATCAATACCCTGAGCTGCAGCTAATCTCTTAATAGCTTCCTCTGGATTAATGAATTTTGTTAATGACTCTGGACCCATAGTCTGAGCAACTGTTCCTAAGAATGCAGTCAAACTTTCTCTATCCTGTCCACGTCCTAATGCATTAACACCTGCAACAATTGTAGGTTTAATTAAATTATTAGGTAGACGAGGTATCTCTCCTGTCTTTTGGAATACGTTTAGCTTTCTATTTAAATATGGCACGAGGAATTCTGTCGTAAGTAGTGAGTATAAACCTCCTAATTGTTGATCTAATTCCATCTGTGTCATACGTACTTCCTCAGCTGTAGTACGTTCACTATTCCTGACTTGCATGATTAGGAAAGCTTCACTTAGACGCTTCTCTAATTGCATTGCCATCTCGAACGCTGTTCGGAAGTCAGCTGTCTTACCAACTTGAACCACACCTATATCATCTGGTCTACCCTGAATGATCGCACCGTTACCAGCCGTGGCTAGTGTCTGTGGTTTGGTTGTGCTACTTGGGCTAACTGTAAAAACTACCTTTGCTGCAGCTGCACTACCCTCTACGAGGGCTTGCATTAATGCTTCAAGGGATTTCAAGTCACCCATAAATTCTTCTACTCTGCCTCTCCCGTAGGCTTCACCATCGACGGTATTAAAACGAAGTGGTAACCAAGGTGTAGCTGTTAATGGAGCCTTACCTTTAGAGCCAGGTATCACATAATTATAAACTTCTTGATGCCATACGACTCTGTTGTTCTCACGTTTAATATGAGTATAGACATCACATTCTTCACGGTTCTCGTAAGAACTTTCATCAATGATGTCCTCAGCTTTAAGTCCTAATATCTCATCAGGTACTAGACCTTCCAATAACTTATGATTAATACGCTCTTTAGTGACAATTTCAATCACGTTGCCGTTGCCATCTCGCTCTAATACATAACGATTAAGCGGAAACATCTTTAAACCTTGTTGACCCATGAAGATCAATACATTACCTGCGACAACCAAGTGCTTTAATGCTTGGTGTACGACCACACGGTCACTTGAGGCAGCGATTGATTCGAGTATGGTTCTCTCAATCTTTGCAAAGGAAAGGTCTAATTCTGACTTTGCCTCTGGTGGTAAACCACCTTCAGCTAATGCAGAATCGTCGAGCTGTAATTTAAAGAAACTTGTTTGTGGAGGAAGTAATGCAAGCATCAACTTTGATGCAAGTGTTACTACACCCTTAGCTCCTACGGATTGCCATGGAGTTATTAAATTCTTAGCTCCTTTATCCTGCTCTTCTTCTCCTCTTACTAGATAAGGTAAGGTTAATTCTGTTGCTCGTTTTGCTATGTTTAGAAACTGGGAACGATCACTGGATAAACTGTCATATCTTAATTTAGCTGTCATTGTATTACATGTTTAGTGTGTTTATCTTCATTGATCTATTTAACTGTCCAGTACCTGAACGTGTTAGACCTTCTTTAAAAGCTTTTGATCTTCTTATCTTTACCCCTTGAGCACTATCTCCTAATGTGCTGTAGTTTCTAGAAAAGATATTTTGTAATTGCTTATTAAAATCCTGATTACTTATACCAGTATCAATATTAAAATTACCTTGAGCTTGATTTAGTTCTTTAGCCCATTGAGGATCTAGAGTAGTATTTCCACCAGCAGATAAGTCAGTATTTAAATTAGCGTCGGAAGAAGTAAAAGCTTCGTCTACTTTATCTTTATTACTAACAAACGAATCTCCATAATTAAACTGATCTTGTGATTGTTTTAAATCACTAGACGTATCACCTGTAAGTCCTGATGTATCATTATCATAATACTGTTTTTGTATATCACTAGTTAGTGTATCTACATTATCTGATAACCCTGTAAAATACTCAGTGACGTTACTTAAGTTACCTTGATTTTCATCAATCGCTTTATCGACATTATCTAAACTTAAAGACTTTATATCTTCACCCCATTCTTGGTTAACAGTATCTCCTAGAGCTTGAACGTTCTGCTCCATTCTTGTACCAAAACTTTCATCCTTTGGTTGATCATAATCAATTTGACCCTGATACTCTGTTGTTAAATCTGAAATTACAGTATCTAAATCTCTAACTTCATTAGTTGGAGGTTGCCATAGATCTGGTTTTGTATAAATATCTTCAATTTGTTGAGGTGAGCCAGGTTCTACTGGACCTTTGTAGTTATACCAATTGGGATTGTTCTGTTCTTCCCACTCTTTCATTTGAAACGGCATTCCTCCAGGGTTCTCTGGAGACCATGTTCTTTGAGTTCCTGCCATTACCTTTCCTCTATTCTATTTCTTATCCACTCAACAACTGACCGTTGTCCAGAGCGATACATAATTTGTTCCATCTTTTCATCTGGGTTTGGGTTAAGTGGTGGGTGTATTTCCTCTAGTTCTAAGAGGATTGATTCAAGAGTAGGTCCAAGGATCGGCTCAAGAATATTGGGGGAGATTGACATTGCTATGCTCGAAGAACGCTGGCATTCTTGCTGACTTTGTTTCGACTAGCTCAGGAGCTTTGCCGTTATACATAAGATTATCGCTAGAATCCAGCCAAAATTTTTTGCTTAAATATTTATCGCCATAGGTATTCTTACCTAATGGCTCCATTATCCAGTTAATCGTGGCCTTCCTAAGTTTATCCAGAGATTTACTCCAAGATAAGCCCATATCGAGACATACAAGGCTATTAGTGGCCACGTGTATTTGTTCGTCTCTGGAAATATCAGCTGATACCGTTCTGAGACCAGCATCCCCATTAAACCTAAAAAAAGGCAGAAGTACAAAGAAGATAGCACGTTCAATAACTAAAGCTTTGGTGATCATGTGGTCAGGGTGCGCTTCCCACGCATCCCTTAAAAGAAAAGCCTCTTTCTCAGACTTCTCATCAACGCCTATAGCGTTCGTAATATAGCCAAGGGCAAGGTCATGCTTGACCTCATCCTTGACGTTAGATTCTAGGAGTTTCCGTGCATTAGCAGGTACATCCTTCTCAAGAGCTTCGGAGATAAAATCCCCCACTGGTAATTCCATGTGACGAATTGCCAGAGCGCGGTAGATGGTCTCTTCAGCTCCTTCCTTAAGTTTTCCTCCTGTTGTCTGGACAGGAGTCCAGGTTCTCTTTCTATTGAGTAACTTTTCATATGGGTTCATTCTTGACAATCGCATTGGGGTTCGTTGTTTAGAATCCCCTGCAAGTAATCTTGGACATCCTCTTCATCTAAAGCTGCATAAGCACTTGACTTATCCTGAACGTCACCCATTACCTGTAAGGAATAATAAAGTGAAGTCTGGGGGCTTTCTAGCCACTCTTCCACGAACTGTTCGTCGTAGGTTACAACATCACTCCAAGAGTTGAAACTGTATCCATGAAGAAGCCCTGTATGGTTAAACATATACATCAATTGATCAGCTACTTTCTTATAAGCATCCCAACCAACTTCTGAGGCGATTTCTACATCACCATATTCATATGTCTGTACACCAAAGGTTCCTGAATCTCTATCTACACTCCTAGCTATAGGAGGTGCAATTTCAGGTGTGCAAGTAAAGCCTTCTCTGTCTTTACTGCGATATGAACAGCTTGCGGTAGGAGCGATAGCAAATGCTCTCTCCATATTATATTCTCTAGCAACATCAGCCGCACTCTGAATGCCTTTATAAAATTCTGCAGCTAATAATCCAGCTGTACCTAGTCCAGGTATGCCATCATTAACTGCTTGTAATGCATCACCAAATTGTTCGTAGGTGATGTTGTTTTGCCTTAGTAGGTTTGCTAACCCAAGGCATCCAAGTCCAACCTGCCTGTCGGTCTCGCTGGGGAGATATTCTCCAGAACCTCCAATGCCTGTTTTGCTATGGAGGTCGCACAGACTTCGCATACCCTCAACAAAACCTTTTGACACGTCGGAGATTTTACAGGCACCGAGATTAACGTGTTGGAGGAGGCAAGTTCCTCGTGATGGCAAGTAAACCTCAAGGCATACGTTGCCTCTGATTCTTTTTCCATTTTTGTCATACTTAATTTTGTTTAACCATATGTCACCTGACCTGATGCCATATATCACTGCTTCCCGTGTGTTAGCACTAGCTGTTTCCCATCTGATATCGTTAATGTTGACACATCTTTTGACCCACGGGAGTTCTGATCTAGAAGTAGTAATGAACTCAATGATATCAGGATGATCGAGATCCAAATGTAAAACACACGCTCCATTTTTATAATGTCCTCCTCTACGGATTATTTCATTTAAGGTGGAGTAGATTTTCCCGAACGATACTGGTCCAGAAGCTGTAAGACCCTTTCCATTTTCTTGTCCTTTGGGTCGGAGCTTTGATAGATGGACAGCAACTCCTGCTCCATATCTGAGTGCATGAGAGACGAATCTCCAACTTGCTTCGATTCCATTTGGTCCTTCCATTGAGTCTTCAACAGTGAAGACAGTGCATGACACTGGTAGGCGGGAGGTGGGGTCATCAATCCAATTCTGAACCCGACCAGTTCTAGATATTAAATTTGTTGTCATTAAACTAGATCAGTTAATGTAGGTGGTAAATAGTTTTTGCTCTTTAGTACTTTTCCGTCTTCTCTATATGTAGGCTTTCCATCCTCATCTAGTTTTGACATATTGCTCTGGTGAACTCGACGTAGAGCTTCGTCTAAGTCCCATTTCATATTTGCTGCATATTGGTAGCAGACATAAACAAGATCACTGAGTTCCTTTAAAGCATCCTCACGAAAGCCAGCGTTGTCTCTAAACAACATACCTTCAGCTTCTAAGAATTCTTTAAACTCCTCAACGATCAAATTCTTTTGCATATTCCTCGATCTGAGAGTTTTGGAATTCCTCACATTGAACGAGTTCCTGAACTCTTTGGCTTGTTCTAAATTCGACTTCATTCTTTAGGTAGTGGATTGCTTTTTCTAGGTCGTCTATATCGTCAAACTTATGACCTGCTCTGCAGACATATTTGATTACGTTTCCGAGGTGGAAGTTGAGTTCTTGATCACGAACAAAATCCCAGACTTGGATGGATCCACGCCTGTAGTATTTAGGTCCATGGTCATTGGTGGTTTCGGCCATTTGTTTATTAGATTTGTAATGCTGTTAGCAAGTACAAAATTTTGCTTCTGTAATGCTAGGAAGACGGTGTTAACATCTTTCCTATCTGTATCTGGATGCTCTATGGCATCTTTTATTTGTCTTAGCTTGAGGTCTTGCTCAAGTGTTAACGCAGTAATCGGCTGAGGGATTCCAGAGTATTGGTTCCCTGTTTTCATGGTCATAATCCTCTGTAGTTAAGATCTTTGCTAGACGTGCATTGGTTAAAGCAACTTCTTCTGATAATCCTTTATCTTTGAAAGCATCAAGTAGAGTTTTCCAACTCCAACCTTTCTCTTCAAACAGTTGGGTAGCTCTTTTAACACCTACCCCTGGTATACCAGCGTAACCGTCAGTATTATCTCCTGCTGCACTTTGCACTAAATGCCATTTAGCACCTTCGTCAGGATTGATGAGTGTGCTTTCTTCAAAGTTGTATAACATTCCAGGTATTTGCCTCATATCCTTATCAGGACTGACAATAATATTACCTGTATGTTTTGTAGCGTAGATACCCATAGCATCATCAGCTTCAAGTGTAGGCATGGTAATCACTTCAAACTCAGTCTTGAGTTTATTAATTACCCGTTTGTAAGCACAAGGCTTTTTTCTATTTCGATGACCTTTGTAATCAGCCTGAATTTTTTTCCGAAAATTATCAGGGCTGCTAAAGAATAAAATGATGTCATCGAATGATCCGAAATGTCGTTGTATCTTTTTAATCTCCCTCATCACACAGGCATAAGCCTCTGAGAATTTAGAAGTAACTAAAATAACGTCATCTCCAAAATCAATCTCTGTCTCTGCAGCTGCACAACATTTATATACTGTAAAGTCTGCATCAATTAATAATTTCATGTGGTGGTTAAATATTTTACAGCTTTCATTAAGCCTTCCAAGTTATCACCTAAACCTCCTATAGATGTATTGCATTTTTTACATATGTAACCTCTAAAGGTTTCTGTTACTGGATCATGATCAAAACACATACCAGCAATACCTCGGTCATGTGTCATAGGTACTTTACAACAAGCACATGGCGTACCTTCAGGCGGTCTATGTTTAGAAAACAGAGCTCTAGAACCAAACTTTTTTTCATGAGCATTAGCTCTACCACGTTGTTTTGCGTGGTAACATTCGTTACAGTCTGGCCTGTAGTAAGTTTTACCCCAGGTATTAGGTCTTCCAGTAAACTTAACATTAGGTTCACTTTGCCCACATTTAGTGCACTTCCGACCAGTTGTTTCCTGATTTTGCTTCTGCTGCGATGGGGACTCTAAGGTTATAATATTCCCCAGCTCTAACTGCTGAATGTTCAAGGGTGAATTTCATATCTTTTATGTGTGACTGAGCGCACTCGTATTGAATTTCGTCATGTATAAATGCGAGCTGGTGAGCACGTAGACCAGCTTCTTTAATTGTTTCGTCTGCTAATAATAACCAACGTTTTGCAATAACTCCAGCTGAACACTGAAGTAAATAATTGAGAGCTTTATGTTGACTATCTACTAGAAGCTTTCTTCCATCGATAGCCATGATCGAGCCTGTAGAAGACCGCTTCTTAACAGCCGATAGCAGCTCTGATAATCCAGGGATGGCGGCAATGAACGCTGCACGTACCTCTTTTCCCTTAGCTCTTGCCTTATTTGGTTGTAGTTGTTTATCGACTGATAATCCGATCTTGGCATCGCCTGCTCCATATAAGAATGCATAAGTTACTGTTTTAACAGCTCGTCTACTAATTCCGATTTTGTCTGCGTTGACTTGATGTATGTCTCCAGTGAGGAGGATTTCGGCATAACGTCCTTCATCATATCTGGCGAGATAGTGAGCGAGCATCCTGAGCTCAATACCACTAAGGTCAGCCCCGCACATAGCCATTCCAGGCGAGGCGGTAAATAATTTTCTAAATTTTTCATCTGCTGGTACTTGACTTAAGTTGGGTTTTCTATGTGAACATCGGAAGGTGTTAGTAGCTACTGAACAATGGTGATGTATACGATTAGATGTCGTAACAAGTTTCAGCCATGCGTTCACGCCGACGGATAGAAGCCCAAGCATTTTCTTGAGTTCCAGACAACGAAATAGCTTCATCGCAATATCCGTCCCAATTTCCTTTAGGACGATCT